CAGCTGGATCATCCACCACATCACCGGCCTTGATGGCAGCAAATCGCATCGGCCACATTTCACGCTCTGCCTTTGGCTTCGCGTCGTTAGCAGCCTGGAATGCCTGCAGGTCTCCCTGGTCCAGTTTCGTCGCCAGACTCACGCCAAACGATTCCGGATCTGACTCTGCCAGATCCATAACGTAGTTACCAAGGTCACCCTGCGGGCTGGTAAATGCTGCGTCCGCAATGTGCAGGTCTCCGCGTAGCGTGTCGCCGTCGATCCGCAGATTCTTCCACCGTCCCAAATAGCTGCCCATGCCATCCGCTGACATATTCGGATGCGTAAATCGAGCTTTAAGCCCGTTTTTGCTTCTTGTGCTAAGCGACAACGCCTGATCGAGCGTCTTTGCATCAACTGCCCACGGTCTCACCTCGCTGTCGTTCAGATTGCCGACCTGCATCAATGACGCGCCAAAAATGACGTTTGCCTTGCGATCAACTCGCACTGGCGGTGCAGGCAAGCGATCAGTTCGAAACATGCCAGGATCTGTCAGCGTTTGGATTGTCTTCATTTTGACTTATCCCTTGCTTCCATCTGTTTTTTGACTTTGCCGCTCCATGCTTTTCCGGGATCTCCGCCCCACAATGCCCACGCGATCCTGCCGTTGCTTGGATACCCTGGCTCTCCGGGACTGAACCCTTCTCCTTGTTTGTCCACCTCGTGGCGTGCAAAAAATGAAACCATGCGGATGATCGTGCTCGGGCTCATGGCTTTACCATTGCTCAGATCTCGTGCCCGTGCAATGCCGACAGCCGTTCCGCCTCGTTTGTGCTCACGTCGCCACTCGAGGCCCTGTTTCGCCTCTGCACGCACGCCTACAGGCGGACGGAAGTCAATCCCGGTATACTTCTTCGCGACGGCCAGCGTGGCGACGGTGCTGTAATCTGCTCCGCTGTCCTGTTCGTCGTCGTCTGGATCGTCTGGCATGTCCGGCTGGTCCAGCTCCAGATCCGCACGATAGGCCATCATCCTGGCTTCCATGTCAGCTTTTGCTCGTTGCTCACGCTCGATCTGTTGCAGTGTCTCGTCAAAGTCCCGGCCACGACTGGCGAGGCTTTCCGTTTGCGTCGTCAGGCCAGCTTCGATCGCTAAAATGTCGGCCTGTACTTCTTTTTGTGGATCAACCCACGGCCATCCCGGCGGAATCCATTGATGCTGCAGAAAATGATCTCGGTTTTCTTCGTACTTCACTGGATCAATAGGCAGCAATCCTTGGATCACGGCACGATCAATAAAGCGTGCCCATAGTTTTCGAAAGACTTGCTCGATGAGGATGCTTTGCCAGACCTTGAACGTGATGCGACCATCGATCAATGCCAGTCGTCCGCCGCTGTAATTGTTCGTGAATTGCTTTGCCAGCAACTCATATGGGTATCTCAATGATGCCGCAACGCCGTGCAATGCCCATTCAACATACGGCGCAAGCGTTGTGCCGGGACGTGCTGGATCGCTAAATGCGATCCCTTCGCCGTCTGCGAGGTATTGGATGCTACCAGGTGCCAAGTCTTCCAGATTGCTGCGGCTTCTTCCAGCCTCCGCAAGCGTCACGGGATCGGTTACGCCTGTGATGAATGCTCCATGACAAGCTGCGACCTGCTCAGCAATTAAATTTGCGTAAACGAAATCTTTCAGGTCTTTCAACTTTGCCATTGCTGGGGCCAGCCAAGGTGTTCCTCGCAATTGCCCTGGCGTCTGCTCCTCATAACAATGCAACATATCATCGAGACTGACTTCATCTTCTGTCAGATCGATTTGGTAACTGTCATACGGCAGACTGCGCCGCACAAACGCGGACACGGGTTTGTTTTGCTGGTCGAGTCTAATCCCAAGGCGTCTTCGCTCGTCCGGTCGTTGCTTCGCCAGCGTAATGACAGGAATGCGGCTAGGATTGATCACAGAAACCGTAAGTGTCGTCGGCTTTGCTGGATTGCTGTCGTCTGCCATGTGGAGCCATGATTCGCCCCAAATGCTATTGCATCTTTCGAGCATCCGCTGCTTGTCCCAGAACTGCTCGGCTTCTGCCCATTTCATGAAATACCATTCCGACATTGACCGGAATTCTTCGGCCTGCTTTGGGGTTAGAATTCCCCGTTCTGCTTGTACGCGGCACTGTGGCCGAATGCCTCCACCGATGACGTTGTCCACTCGCCCATTGATAGCCGAGGCTGCAAAACTGTCGTTTCGGTACAGATCCAGTGCCCGCTCTACCAGTCGCTCTAGCTCGTCCTGCAATTGATCGTTGCTGCTATGTCGGCTAACGACCCATCTCTCTCCGCGCAGACGATCATTGTCTGCGGCTTCCCATGCTGTAAAGCGTTCGGCTGCTCGCTGTGCCATTGCAAGACGCAATTCGTGATCGACACGAGCTTTCACTCGCCTTGATGCAAGTGCAGGGCTCACAGCTGCGATCATCCGATCGAGTCGTGTGTGATGCGATGCCTCATCAATTCGCTTGCGAAGATCAGTCATATCTGAACCTCACAAGATTCCGGCGACCAGCAAGGCCACTGCCTGCTTGCGATCGCAGATCTGCAATCCTCGCATCCAGTTCGGCGAGCCACGTTGACGTTGGCTCTTTTTGCACCATTTGTCCGTCAACCGAATATGACACGACCGGCGCCCCGCATGCCAAGGCTTCTTCAACCTTGTCACGGATTCGCTCAAATAATGCTAAACGGTCTGCTGCAGAACGTGCCATGTTTCGCATCATGCGAGCATGGTAGTGATCGTGCTAGTTGCGTTTTCCAGACAACTGGAAGTCACTTAGCTTTTCTTCTGGCCTCGCGTGCCTTTTCATATGCGATGGCGGCTGCTTGCTTCGGTGGTCTGCCCTCTCGGATCAATCGTCGAATATTTTCCGCGATGGTCTGCTTGCCATAACCTTTTTTGATTGGCATGTCAGCCTCTCCTGATCACAGTTTGAAACCTATTTCCGCATGCACAGGCTCTGTATTGGGTGGCAAACTCGCCTGTCGTTGCCGTGTGCTGTACTGGCGAAAACTGGCCACACTGCGGACACGCACCGCAGCCCGGAACCCGGTGCGGTGCCGTGTAGTTGCGTTTGACGTATTCCGGCGGTTTCAGCGGTTTCATTTCCACCCTTTCACGAATTTTTCGGGCTTTTTGCCTGAAATAACGCCGTTTTGTGGCCGATTTTCAGCAATTTTTTCGGCCCGTTTTCGCTCGAATTCTAGCACGGAATGCCCTACAAACGCCAGATAACACGCATCAAGAAGGTGGTTCCGGCTGAATGTCTGTGTCCACTTTGTGACCGTGCCTTTGCCGACCTGAAATTCCTGCACTTCACGCTCTGCCGTCAACTGCTTTGCGACTTCCATTCGTCCTTCCGGCTTGTCTGTTCTCGGCAGCAACAACGCCGCCGCACTGGTGGCTTCCACGCTCAACGCTTGGTGCACTCTCCGCTTCCAATGGTCCGCGTTGTTCTGGTACTCCCTGAAGCGTCTCGTGCCATCCAGAAACGCCACGTCGTGCCATCCCTCGCCAATCCTTAGCGTGATCTTGCTTTTGTCTTTGGGTGCATGATAGGTGGTCCCGCTGTGCTGCTTAAAGCCGAATCCTTTGCAGGTGTTCCATGTGTCGTTCGTCGCTGCAATGTTTCGGATCAGATCCGTTTCCCATCCGGCGTCAATCATGACGATTTCCGCCCCGCGTTGTCCGCCGTTTTCGATTTCCCATCCTGCCTCAAACTTCTCCATCAGCAATCGCACGGCCTGCCGAATGGCCGTTGGTAGATCCGTCAGTTCACGCTGAATGGGCTCGTATCCGTAGTCGATGCAGAACGGCTGCCCGCTCGTGTCGTGTTTGGCAATCACGAACCAGTCCAGCTGCGCCGCTCGCACGTCAACACCGGCTGCAATGCGGCTGCAATCTGCCGGGATCAGTCCCCGCCTGTACGGGCTTTGGCGGTGCATCACGGTCTTCCAGTCCAGCGGTTCAACGGCTGTTTCCTTTGGCTTCGCCGGCAGTGCCCACGTCCACTGGAGAATTTCACGCTCTGAGTTGTCGCGGTCCACCTCTCGCATCCCTCGCCACTCATCCGCACCGACGATGCCGGCAGTCACGAAGGTGTTCGTGGCTGCTGAATACCGAAAGCCCATCGTTTTCGTTGCCGGAATCTCGCCGTGTACTGATCCATCCGGCAGAATGATCTGGCCACGGTGCCGGAGTCTTGCCTGTGTCAGTTGCTGAATCCGCTGCGCGTCATCAAACAGGATACCGCACGCAGGGCAGGCCCAACGGCTTGCCTCTTCGGCCTGTGCCTCTGTTGTCGCATCATGCCAGCCAATAAGATTGTCACGACTGGGCACAATGAACTCACCACAGGAATGACAAGGAAACACAACCTCTCCAGCTGTGCCCTGGCTCCACTCCTGCCAGATTCGGCCTGTCTCCACCGTCACCGTTGATTCCAGATAGATCCTGGCTTGCCCGCTCGCCCTGTAGGCTCGCACTCGGCCTTCCATCTGCTTCAACTTCGTGGCTTCGTCGGACTTGCCACCCACTTCATCCAGGTGGCTCACTTCCGTGACCACCAACACCGGCCCTGTGAATCCGGCTCGCTTGCTGTCGTCGCCGCCTGCGCTGATGAATTTCAGTGCTGCCCCATTGCTGAACTGAATCAGGCTCGGCGTACCACCGCCTGAACCACTGCCCTTGCGTGGCAGAAACTGCGCGTACCGGCTGGCCTCTATTGCCGGGCGTATGTCCATTTTCCATTTGTCAGCCGCCATGTCCATTGTGGGCAGTCCGAACAGTACCGTCTGCACACGCTCAAACAGATGGTACAGGATTGGAATCACGACGAATGCAAGCGTCTTTCCTGACTGCTGCGGACCTGTGCAGGCGTAGCGAAAAAATTGGCCTGCATCTACGGCCTCAAAAAATAAACCATGTGCTGGCTGTCTGGCGACTCGAAATCTCTGTCCCTGATATGGGCCATCAGGCAAGATGATCTCATGTTCTGCAAATTGTCGAATTGTGCGATATGGCCGCAAAACCACATGCCGAGCAAATACATCATGCAGTGCCCGCGATGACGGTTTCGCGTACAGATCCCACGGGATCTGATGTTGTGGTGTCGCCATGTGCATTTGTCAGCCGCTCCAGTCCCTGCAAAACCTCCTCATTCGCCTCCTGCAGCATCGACCACAGATCCACACCAGCCACCCGCTTTAGGTGTTCGGCAAATCGCCTATAAGGCCCCAGGATGGCCTGTACGGTCTCCTCAAAATCCGTCAACTTCACGATCTGCCCGCGCTGTTCTGCCAGCTTGATTTCTTCCTGCTGCGCCCGCGCCAGCCTGTATCGTTCGAGCCCATCGGATTCTGTGCCGGCAAGCATATCAGCCTCGCCAGCTGGCACCGGCTGTGCCTCCTTCCGCAGATACCACCAGACGCAGCCGGCGTAAATCTCGATGTTGTTGTCAGCGTCAAACTCGGGAAACGTGGGATCGTGCTTGAACTTCGTAATTGTGGGGGAAGTCACCCCAAGGATGCGGGCAAGCTCGGCCTGATTGCATCGTTTTTTGTGTCCCATGGTCGTATTTACCGAATTCAAACACCATAAACATCAAAATTCAGGGATG